CTCTTTATAAGCATCTGTGAAAGAGTATATGATGTTTCTCCACTCATCAAAGGTTAGCTTTATTGAGGGGTGTTTCTTGCAGAACTGATTGTAGTTTTCTTTACTTGCACTTCTCCAGTCAATCTTTACTCTCATTATCTATTTTTTGGGGAGTTGGGTGCTTGACCATCTATACCATCATCGGTCAAGTCTGTATCCACCTCAAAGTAGGTTTCTAGGAGTTTTTTAGATGTAAGTTCAAGCACTTGTTTTTCTAGATATCCAGGGAGAGCAAACTCTTTGTCAAGAGGGTTTTTGCACCACTCTTCATCTGTAGGTTGACAATCTCCACATCCGTTATCTGGATACATCACCTCGTTATCAACATCCTCTTCAAACAGAGCTGCAATTCTGATAGCCTTAAGAAGAGGATCACTTACATATAGATATCCATTGACTATCCAATAATAAGACTCCTTCTTGATGATAGGAAGCTTGAGCAGATTGATGTAACGGTTGATGGTGATTTCCTTCAACTTCTTACCCATCCCACCCATAGCGTTGATAGACCAAACGCCTTGAATCAAATACTGGTAGTTGCCCTCAGAAATACGAGGGAGCTTAAATTTACTTCTTGCTACAGAGCAAGGATCTACATATCCACAGCATTCAGAGATGGGCACCTCTATCATCTCTAAACAAGGGATAGTGGTGAATAGAGTTGATGTAGCCCACAGCTTTCTCAGGTTGGTTTCCTGCTTAATCAACAACAAGCTATTGTTCCTAATTTCAGACGCAATAGCCCTATCCGTGATCAAACTGTCCGTAGACAGGATCTTGTGCATAGAGCGTACATCAGAAACCAACTTGCGTAGTGTAGCCATTATAAATACTGTTTGAATATATTAGTCATACCATCCTCATAATCAATCAGGAACACTGTCAGCTCACCCTTGGTCACCGTATATCCATTCTTGTCATCCCAAGAGCTCTTTGCTTTAGAAAGAGCAGGGAGTTGATAGAACTTAATACCATTGAAATCCAAGCTCATCTCGTGGTGCTTGTCTCCTGTGAAGATGTAGAAATGTTCATATTCTGACCAACTGTGCTTGTATTCCATTGGGAATAGGTGAGCCAGTTTTGCAGGCTTCAGAGCATCACCATGATTGAACATCATTAATGCTGAACCAAATTCTGCATACTTTCTATACCTTGGAGATATCTCAAAGAGCACTCTAAAATTGTTTCTAAAATAAGTTTGCAACCAGCTAGCCAAGTGCCAACCCACAAACTCATCATGATTACCAGAAACAAATATTACCTCTAATGCTGTAACCTTCTCTAAGAGAAGATTGATTGCTTTCACCTCATGTTCACATATTTTGCGAAAGCTTTCGTGGTAGGAGAGGATGTTCTGTTGAGGTGTTCCTCTTGTAGTTGTACCAGTGAACTCACTGTTAAATTCGTCCGATCCTATAACATACGTTGCATAGGTAATGTTATTAGACAAAGTTGCTTGGTTAACGATTATCTCTAACTTCTGCAAGAATGTCTCAAATCTCTTTTCTATATCATTGTCTCCATAGATGTCAAGCTTGTTGAAATGAGCATCTTGTTTATTGATCACAAGACATCCTTCTCTTTTCAGCTCATCGTATGCAGGTTCTTTAACTGTTGGAGCACTAGGTTCATAGCTCTCCAGAAAGGAGATGAAACTATCTTGGAAAATCTGCTCATTCTTTTTTCTTCCCAACCAAGCCTTCACTTGGTAGTGAGGAGCCTCAGCATTTCCCCAGTAGTTCTGGACGTATTTAGTTATTTCCCATTTGGTTGTGTCAATCTTGCACTTCTCAATCAACTCATCCAAACTCTTGATTTCTTCTTTAGAGTTGAAGACCACTTCACCAGTTCCTTTAGATACATCCTCGACAAATCTTACCAATGTATCTTCTAAGTCACTTATATAATTTCCTGCTTCAGCTTCTGATGTCTTCCCCTCACCACTTCTCAATTCTTCTAGCAAATTTGCTACCTCCATTTCTGTAATTCCAAGTCTTTCAGCGTAGAACTTCCTACTTCTCTTCATTCGCAGGAGCTGTTCTAACTGCTGCAAAAGGTGTTGATTTCCAGACATGCAAAGTGGATTTTAGTTAAAATTAGAGTAAAGGTACGAAATAAATTTTATATTTTCCAAATTATTTTAACCAAGCCCGTTACTGGTTCTAACCAACTTAGTTAAAACAAAAACTCCCAGGGGTAGAAACCCCCAGGAGATACCCTGTAAAACCAACAAAACAGGGTTTTTAATATCATCAAGCACCACAGTCACCACCCGTTGCTCCAACTCCCTGATAATCATATCCACCAAAAGAAGACGGTGTTATAGAAGTTATCTCTATGGATGTAGCAGAAGCCCCTCCATTTGTAAGATTTACTATAGAACTGACACCTGAAGTGGCACCATTAAGGACAGTTACCGTATCTGTAAATGAGTTACTCAAATCATCGTAAATCCTTATTCCAACTGTCAAGATTGTATTTGTAGGACTGTCGGTTGAAACAGTTCCAGTTGCTTGACCCCCAGCCACCTGTGTGTAGCAAATACTAAGATTAACTACAAATGCTGTTGTAGTAGTAGTTGTTGTAGAACTTGTTGAGGATGAGGTAGTTGTGGTGGTAATTGAACAAGGAACAACATTAACATTGATCTGATTTGTACAAGTGCCAGCAGACTTAACCCTCACAACAGTGGTGCCAGGAGGAGCTAGAAGAGTTGTATATCCAGCCAAGAGAGCTGCCTTGGACACCCCTGTCTCAAAAGGTGATGAGAATCCATCAACATTTGAGAAAAGGTTAAAAGGTCCTGTATCAGCCCCAGCTGTTGTTAGGGTTATTAGTATCACCATAACTCATTGGTTTTTAAGGAGTATGGGGTTGTGTTGTTATAGGATTGTTCACTCTGTAGTAAATACTTGTAGTGGCTCCTGGAGAGTTGTGTGCGTAACTAGCTGTATACAAGCTTCCCACAACACCAGATACACAAGGATTGAGATTATTATATCCAATGAAATAAATGTTAGCTCCTCCAGATGTACGCACTTGAACATATGCATATTGTCCAGCAGGGATAGTTATTGAACCTGCCAATGATGGAGCTGTAGGACATTCAGGGATTGTAAATCCATTCACCAACTGTGTCCATGTCAAACCAAGAGGTTCTGGCTGAGTTCCCAGGAAAGGAGGAGGCTGAATTGAATAGTACACCTCAGCATTATTAATATTACCATTACCACTCTCAGAAGACAAATAAACCATCAAGCTCTCAGGAGCTAATGTAGTGGTGGTTGTTGTAGTGGGAGCTGCTGTAGTTGTTGTAGATGTTGTAGATGTACTGGTAGAGGTGCTAGTAGTTGTAGAAGTACTGGTAGAAGTTGACGTGCTTGTAGAAGTACTAGTCGATGTTGATGTGCTAGTGGAAGTGGATGTTGACGTACTAGTTGATGTACTTGTAGAAGTAGAAGTTGATGTAGAGGTAGAGGTGGAAGTTGATGTAGAAGAAGAGGTTGTTGTAGTGGTTGGTTGCAAAGTGCAAATCACTTGCTCCAACTTTTGAATAATAGTTGTAAGATCGTCACAATTATTAATCCCTGTACAAGGAAGATTAGGACCTACATACTTAATTAAATCAGAAACCTTTAGCTTCTGATCACAAGGATCTGCTCCACAATTGGTTCCACTTGGCGTGGTTGATCCACCCCCATAACAAGGCATTCCAGGTAAACAAGACATAATTTGTTGATTTTATGGGATGTACATAATGTAATAACAAGCCAGAACAGGAGGGATATTTGTGTGAGCAGCACTAGCTCCTTGAGAAGCATTTGTAACAGTTACACTAATTCCAGTAGTTGCACTATCTGTAACAGGGTTAGTTCCTTCTGGAGGATTTCCACCAACTGCCACCTTTCCACTACCAGCTTCATCATCAGATTGATTAGAGATTGTATGGAAGTGACCAGGATCAGTTACAACAACACTAGCTGCGTGCGTGTGCGTAGGCATCTGTGCTACTGAAAGCACAACAGTGTTCTGACCAGTAGTCATCCCAAGTGTATATGTAGGATTACCAGAAATAGCAGGATCTACAGCAGGATTGAATGCACCACCACCAGGAACACTTGTGATACCAACAGGAAGTCTTCCACGCTTATCAGGTGTGCCATTTGCACCATTACACAAATAAACCTTATTCCATCCAAGAGCAGAAATACCCACACCACCAGCATCAAAGTTGGTCAGAGGTCCGTAATATTCAACAACTGTATAAGGAACCATCTTCTGACTCTGTTGTGTAACAGGAGCTAGTGTGGCAAGGTATGCAGCAATTAATGAATTGAGATCAGCCAGCTTTACGTAGTTCGTGCTCACATTAAGAGCAAGAGCTGCAAGACTAGCCTCAACTGTACAGAGCTTCGTGATAACAGCTTGAAGAATAGCATGTGTTCCAGAAGTGGCAGTGACTCCAGTTAAACAACCCACTGTATAGTTTGCCTCAATAACATCTATTCTACCATCAAGGACATTCACTTGTGTTTGAAGATCACAAGCAGCCTTAATTAGAGCAGTGACAATATCTAATACTGATATAGTTGTACAAGATGCACATACAGGGAGATATTGATTTACTAGGTTGCAGATGATTAGAGGATCAATAGTTAACTTGATTCCTGTACCATCAATAGCGTCAACTAAGTAGCTAGTAATTTGTTCCTCTACGTGTGCAAGCGTATCACCATTCTCAATACCAAGCTCAGGAATATCAACTCCTGTATATTTAACGCACTGATCTGAAACAATCTCAGCACATCCGTTATAACAATTATTGCAGTTGCTCATTATTTGTATTTTAAAATTTTTACTCTGCTAGCGATTTGCTCAACGGTGTAACTGCTAGCATAATCAGGGTTACACCATTTGAATGTAAGAATTCTCTTGTAGTTCAAGAGATCAATAATTGCTGTAGCAGGAACAGGTTGGTTTAACATGTATACAACATTGTTGTACAGATTAGCACCTAATTCGTTCAGCTTATGATCTATATCGTGCAGTAGAGCAGGGATTGTTGAACAATCAGTGTCTACTAATCTTGGATATAACATTTTTAAAAGATTGTTTTACTTGTGCTGCAGCAGCATGACAGGCTGCGCACAATCCATTAATTAGTTGACATCCGCATCCAAACTTTGCTCCACAGTTTCTGCAACTTGCCATATTAATAGAAGTTTATTACGTAATTGTTACCAGAGCAATTACAGTTATTCTTCACAAAGTTATTTAGCATTTTCTGTGCTTGATTGTACAGCGTAGTGGCTGTTTCAAGAGCACAGTTGTTAGCAGCAGCAATTGCTCCTTGGATAAAGAAGTAGATGGTATTTAAATCCACCTTTGATTGGGTCTTGATAGCCTTATCGCACTCCATCATATCCAGCTTCATAAATGCCTCATCAAACTTCTCCTGAAGCTGATCAACACGTAGAATTGTTTTCTCTACATAGTTTGTAGCAGAAGGAGCAATAGAATATTTTAATGTATATATTCCATCAGGTAGGGGCACAAGAGCAGCACCACTTGCTGTAATTCCTAGTGTTTCAGAATTAAACAGATTATAGGTGTTTATTGTAAATGGAAGAACAACATTTCCAAAAGACGGAACATTAATTTCGATGGTGGGATTTACAGGAGTGGTAGCATATGTGGATGCATCAGCAACGCCCAACAACATCTTGTTGTATGTAGGAAGAACTAGTATATCAAGGTTTAACGTGGGCATGACTCTTAAATAAATAAGCCAGAGGATTGAGTTTTAATCCTCTCACCTCTGGCTTAGGTTATATGATATTATTTACAACTCCTCTATTACGGGATCAAGGTAGAAGTGGTAGTTGTAGAGGGCCATACAGTGGTGGTGGTAGATGTAGTTGTGATACATGTATTGTCACCAGTGATAGTGCCCAGAGCAGCAACAAGGATGGTGTTGATGTCAGTAGATTCAGTAGAACCTGCCTCAGCAGCAATGATCACCATATTGTCCTCCATGATGTAATCTCCCCACTGATAAGCGGTTTTGTCATACTCGTTGAACTTGATGTACCAAGTATCGTAGGTAGTACCAGCAGATACCCAGCTCTCAAAGTTCTCGTTGTAACCCACCATTCTGTAGAGGTGCTTCAAGTAACCAGCTTGGTAGCTGTAGAAGTTTTTCTCCAGCTGTGCAATCTCATCAGAGGTACCAACAGCATAAGAAGAACGCTGTACGATAACAGGGGTAGCGATTACATTACAAGCATCAGGAACAATGAAGTCAGCAGTTGTAGCAGGACCCAGGATAACGAAGGTGCGGAACCACATTCTGTCATACTCATAAGGGAAAGCTGCAACATCACACGGTTGTCCGTATTTAGTCAGAGGCTTACCAGTGATACGCAGAATTGCAGAAGCATCGTTACCCAGACGCTGGAACTGATAGAAATCACTGAAGGTGATATTATCAGGGTTAATACCAGGACCTTGCTGCTCAAAAGCTAGAATGATGCTGTCAATCAAAGCAGGAACATCAACATTATCACAAGGATCAGCACCACAATCGCAACAAGGAGCCTGTACAGTTACACTACGAGTGAAACCATTGAAGTACAGAGTGTCCAGGTAGCTAGAGTGAGCACGCAAAGTGACAGTAACAACATCACCACACTTTACATTCCAGCTTGTAATGTCAGTAACTTGAGTTACAGGAGTAGGACATCCTTCCACCTTGTAAACCTCAGTTACATTCGAGCTACAACCAGAACCAGAGGGGCAACCCTTGATCTTGTCAGAACGCTTAGAACCTTGCAGATACGTGTTTGTTCTACCTTGAGCTACATAGAAGTAGGGAGAGGCAGCAATGTTACCAGCAGTAGCAACGGTGTAATCGTTTCTAAAGAAACCCACCTTACCAGCTGTGAGGTCTTGAGTAGAACCGCTATTGGCAATACCACTACCAACAGGAACCACGAAGACCGTAGTTAAAGAAAAATCAGCCATTGTTTTTTATTTAAAGGTTAAAAATACTTATTCGTTTGTTTGAATTCTATATGCTGAGTTTTGTACAGCAGATTGATTTTCAGTGTACATAGCCAGGTTTTGTACTGTCAGATCCAGAAGCTCATCTTCAAGATAGGTTTCAAGCTCACAGTCTTGATCTACAGAGGGTGTTCCATCAAACTTAACATATCCTGCCTTATCGATGTACACAGGATATCTCATGTAAGAGATGTATATTTTAGTTGGAGTGAACGTACCATCTGTGAAAACACTTATCTCGTCTGAAGACAGGAAGTTAAATGTTTCCTGATACTCAAAGGAAGGTTTGTAATGGGTGTTGTTCAGAAGCAGGGAAATATCTCCATGCTTTGCCAAATCCTTGTTTATCCAAATCTTCCTATCCTTACATCTTCCCTTATCAGCCAGTACATAACTATCAATGTAGAACATGTACTTGGGAGTGAGCAGATGTATGTTTGCGAACCACTGATTGAGTTCAGCATTCTTGATAGACAGTGTGAGAGGCTGGTTGTTATATGTTACAACTAAGCTCTGAAGGTCTTCGTAACGCTTTTTAAAAGCGTCCAAACCAAGACCACTCACCACACTAAACCCATCTACCTTCTGTTTGATCAGCTTGATCTGAGCCTCATTGAGAGCTAAGATCTTATCTTCCAATTGGATCTGTTGATGATCATTAGTAGATAGTTTATTTAGTCGTTGATCGATCTTGTATAATAAACTATCTACAGGTATCATACAGAAGCTAATTTTTTAGATTTCAACTTTTGTTCGAGGGTAATCAAATCTTCTTGATTATCATCATCGGCAAGATGTTTTACCAAATCATCCTCATCTTTTGCCACTTCAAACTCACCTTCGTAAATCTTACCATTAGCCTTCAGTCTGTAGACTGAGTGTGTGATGGCTTGTTTTACAAGGTCTTTAATATGGAGTAAGTTTTCCTTCATATCTGCAAATCGAGTGAACACCTCTACAGGGTTCAGCCCTTGATATTTGCCATTCTTGAATTCAGTTTGTTTAAGGACGTTATCTACTAGATTATATACAGCTTCCTCTTTTGTATCTTCTGTAACAGGCAAACCAAGCAAGCGAGCTACCTTTCTCTTCTTTTCAGGAGTCATAGCATCAAACTTGACAATAGCCTTGTTGATGAGTTGCTTCTTCTTGAACAGAACAGCATTTTCAATTTCATCATCAGCTACATAGAACTGAATATCAGCAGGATATTCACCACGCTCCCAAGCTTGATAACTAGAAGCAATTGTGGGGTGAACACGCAACCAAGAGAATGCAAGTTCTTGGAGAGGCATATTAAGATCAAAGAAGTTGTCACCATCTACCAGCTTTACAGGCTGTACGTGGAGAGCATCATCTGAGGATGTAGACAATCCATAGTTCCAAAACTTAGAACGAGGTCCCAGGTCAATTCCCCCAAGAGCAACTTCAAGCTTTTCTCTAAGGTTCTTTACACGTTCAACCTCCAGTTCTCTTTCTAGAGGATCAGAGATTCTGCGGATGTAGTTAGCTTCAGGATCAAGCCCTGTTCTATATCTACCATCTAGCTCTTTGTAAGGATACTTAAAAACTCCTGTACCAGGAATTCTAGTGAGTCCTTTAATCGCAAGACCGCCTTGCATTGTCTGCAATTGAGAGTTGTTGTACTCTTTCTTAATCGTAGAGATTTTTCCAATCTTACCCATGATGTAGTTAAATTTAATTTGGTTTTAAATTGGCAGAGTGAGTCCCATCGAAGGGATAGCGATTAGGAATCCCCTAACCCAATCACTCTGTAATTTGAGAGAAGCTCCCCCACTTGGAGGTGGGGGGCATTCTTCTCTCGGTATTTCGTGCAGCTTAGCTGCAGCAGTATTAGAACTGTGGGATCTCTTCAATCAAGACTGTGCGAGACAGGTCCTCGATGAATACATCACAACGGTCTTTCATCCAGATCTCGTAACCAGGGAATTTGTTCGCAGAGCTCATACCCTGAGACTTAGCAAAGCCCAAGTGGTGGCGAGTTCCATCGATATATCCCCAAGTCATAGAAGGAGCACCCTTCATACGAACTTCACGGATGTTGTTAACCAAAGAACCATCAGACATTGGAGACACGTCAAACACCATGAATACAGGGGTAGACTTCTTGTTCTGTCCAAATTCCAGGTTAGTTTGAGGCAGGTCAAGTTCCTTCAGGTGGATCAGTTCAACACGACCAGTCTCACGAGTAACCATTGCATCGAATGCAAAGTTGTAAGTGATGTGTTGTCCTTCGCCTTGGAGATACCTGTTACCAGAATCAGCCATGAAAGTCAAGCCAGAATTCAAAGCATCTGTCTTAAGAGCTTGCTGGAATACATCAAAACCAGCTTCGTTTGTATACATTTTAACCCTACGGTCTTTAACATCCACCCTGCGATAGAACAGATCACCAAAAACTGAAC